TATTAAGTAGTGCATCTCCAAGCCATCCAAATATCTTCTTAAACATTTATATCTCCTTATTTAACTATAAAGTCTTGTTCTGTTACTAACTCATTACTTTGCTTTAAAACTTTAAGTGTCTGCTTAGAAGAAAGTAATAGTTCAAAACCATTATTTCTTGCTTTTTTGTCGAACTTTACCTGATCTCCCTTGATGGACACTCTGCCAAGTAACTTTGGCTTTGTTAGACCTGAAACATCTTCTGGGTTTGGTAAATTGTTTTTACTTGATTGTGGCACTGCATAAATTTTATAAGTATCCTTTGTTCTTGGTAAAGTTATAAACCCTAAATCTTGTACAAGATAGCCGACTGCTGTTACATAACCATCTCTAGTTTCTTTGAAATCTCCATTAATAACTGCTGGAATTTTCTGGTCTTTTGATACAAAAAGTAAGTCTGCACCATTGTACCTAAATAGATTATCAGAGTAGATAACATGGAAATCTCTTTCTTTAAATGCTTGAACATTAAAGTAAAATAAATCTGAGTAGTTTGGTCTAAGGTCGTATGTCGTTGGTCTTGCTCCATAAGACATCATCTGATCCGCTCCAAGGATTTGATCTTTAAAGTTGGCATCTTGATTAACCAACCAAAGATTTTTCTTATTCTTTCTCTTTTTAAGAATGTAAGTAGTCTTTGGACTTTCGTGCGCTAAGCCTAAGAAATGTCCTATTTCATGGATTAGTGTACCCTTATTCTCTGGAGTAACAATAATTGGTGCAGTTGCGAATAAAGTGTTATTGACCTGTCTATACCACGACCCAGTCGAAAAATAACCACCGCAATTACAGTAAGAAAAATCTTCATCATTAAAATTTACAAATCTTAAAACTCCACTTTGCCTAGTGTCAGTTGAATTTAAAGACTTAATTGTAAATTCAGGCTCATCTAAATATAAACCAATCTGTTCTTTGATTAACTCTTGAAACTCTGTAGAGTAAGTAGAGTCAATTTCTACTTTAGTTATTGTTGGGTCTCCCCTATAGAAATACTCTCCACGATTTGAGTAAAGTAAGTTTTCTGCTTTTGCAGTTGTGGTCATCATAACCATAACTAATAGTAATAATATTCTAATCATCTTTTTCCTCTATTAAATCACTCGGTTTAAGCTTAGATAAATAACGATTCAAGTAAAAATCATTAATCGCCATATTGATAAGCTTATTCTTTGTTAGCCTTTCTACCTTATTTTTTTTTGACTCAAGAGCAAGCATGTGTTCGATCTGTATATGCTGCTCCCTTGTCAATCTAATACTTGTATTTTCCATACTATTACATTGTACTACAAAGTAATACTTTATAATTTATTTTTTCGATATTTTTCTTTAGCTTTTGCAAGTATTTCTTCACGCTTAGCGTAATACCTAGCAAGCTGTGGGTAGTATTTTACATCTGTTTTCCTTCCAAATTTAACCAATTTATTAATATATCTTACAAATTGGAATAATTGATTTACTGGTATCATTTTTTCTCCTTTTTTTTACAGCTGTACAGCTGTAACTATTTTCTCTATTTCTTGATCTGTAAATTCTATTTCATTTAAAAGTTCTTCTTTTGTCATACCAAGGTAATCACAAACCTTATTAATGATTGAAGAAGTTACAAGTAAATCTAAACGAACTTTCTTTTCAATTGCTTTATCTAAAATCTCAGTCTTGTTTGTCATAAAATTTTGTTGCTCCTTTATCAAACGCTAGTCCGACTGTACCAGTTCTACCTCCTCTGTTCTTGGCGATTATAATATCTGTATCAATAACCAATCTATTTTCTTCTTTATCTTCTTCCTCATTCGGGTGATGGATAAACCATACTTGGTTAGCGTCTTGCTCTATTGACCCTGAACCTCTAAGACTTGCAAGATTTGGCACTTTAGTAGCTGTATCTTCTACCTTTCTATTTAATTGAGCTAGAGCGAATATGACAATATTGTATTTAATGGCAATCTGTTTAAGTGTCTTGGTGATCTCAGATAACGCTTGATACTCTGTCTGGTTAGCGGAACTATAAGGCATAATACCAATGTAATCAACGAAGATACATTTAAGGTTAGGGTTCTTCATTTTTTCATGTTTAATAATTTGATGAAGTCTATAGATATTAATATCTGCTGAATCACAAACCTTTATATTTCTCCTTGCAAGTTCACTTTTCCCTGAATTGAGTAAATCAATAGAGTGCTTAGACGTTAAACCTTTAGCTCTAGCTCTTCCTAAGTTTTGCCCTGTTGTACCTGCTAGAAGGTTAGTTGTAACTTCTGTATTTGTCATTTCAATGGAGAATAAAACGCAGTCATACATTTTAGACATTCGGTTTAGCAGGGATAAAGCTAAAGAAGATTTCCCCTTAGAAGGTCTAGCTGCTATAACAATTAATGAACCAAGAGCTATTCCTAAAACATACTCATCAATAGTTGGAAATCCAGTTTGTAAATACTGCTCTCTTGTCTCTTCTGGCTTTGTAAGGTTATTGTAAACCTGATCGACAATTTCACTTACATGGATTAATCCTATCGACTTCCTTTGGGTTAAAGTATTTTCCATCTCTTCAAATGCTCCTTGTATTTTATCTATGTTATTTAATTCACTAATCTTGTTTGCAATCTTTTTGACTCTTTCGACTCTATAGTGATCTAAGAGTTTATCTTTGTAATACTTCCAATCGGAATCAATAGAGTAATCTTTAAGGGATTTAATGTAATCTTTTAGGTGGGGTAAGTTTTTAGTCTGCACTAAGAGAGTGCCCCTAGTCGCTTTCCTGTCTTCTTGTATTAACCCTTCTGCAATATCAAGGACATCATTAAACATTGAATTTGGGAATATAGGGTTATCCGCTCTTTCACATAGAAGCTCAATTAAATAATGTTCATTCTTAATCGCAAGAGAGAGTATCTCTTGTTCTAAATCTTGTACTGTGTGTTTCATTTTTACTCCAAAAAGTTCATCTCTGCATCACTAATATTTCTAGGGGTGGCGTTTACTTTCTTTTCCTCTGCCTTAAATTTTTCTTGCCTGTTCGCTACTACCTGCCATTTGTCGATATTTTTAGCACAATAAATTGAATTTAAAGAAAACCTCTCTGGAGCATTCCAAAAACTATCTTTAGCCGCAATATCTGCAAACTGTTTACATTTTTCTAAACCAAAATCTTTTATACATTTGTTTAAATTTATACATAAACCTTGAGATAGTTTAACTTTCCCAACGTATTGCTCTGTATACTCTAAGAGTTTCTGCAAATCTCCACTTGGTTTCTTTGGTGGGGTAAGTTTTTTCTCTTTCTTTATGCTAGGTTCTTGCTTGACAATTTGACTTTCTGGTAATACCGTTTTACCAATTGGACTTGCAAAATCTCGATTTAAGTAAAACTTTTTCTTCCTATCTTTTGATCTAAACTGAATAACCAACTGCGAAACAGTTAAAGAACCTAAAGCTTTACCTACATAATCCCTGTCTGAATATGCCGCAAGTTCAGTTATTTCATCAATACCCAAAGCACTACCTCTATCATAAACCCCTGCCCTAAGTAAAGCACCTATTACAGTCCTGTGCGTTGTATTTACATAAGGGCTTGCTATGTAATTAATTATTTCCATTGTCATGGCTACTGCTTTTCCTCCTTTAAAAGAATATACATTTTGGACTCGCTCCATAAATATACTATATCACATATCAGGAATAAATATCCTAGTAGGGTTATTAATCTGGGTCGTCCTAGTAGGAGGTATATAAAATCTCTTAAAACCCATACTTGACAAGACTATCAAAGCTTGATATAGTTGAAATTAAACTGGATAAAATATATTTAATGTTTAACTGTTTTAAAATCTTTTAAAAATGTAAAATTAATATATGAAAACTTTTAAACCAGAAACAGTTTCAATAAAGTTTAATCCAAATAAATACAATAAAGGGAAAGCGATTGAAGTTTTAGAAGAATTAATTTACATTGATTCTAATAAAACAAAATGGATTGTTCCTAAAGGGTACAAATCAGATGGGAGTTCTACCCCGAAATGGGCTCAGGGATTTATTGGAGAACCATTAGAAGGGGATACATTAAGAGCAGTTTTAGTACATGATGTTTATTGTGAAAACAAAAAAAGATCACAAGAAGATACACATAAAGTTTTTAGAGAGATATTAAAACTTGATGGAGTTAATCTTTTAATCCGCAACTTAATGTATCAAGCGGTTGTAAAATATAACAAAATTAAAAATCCATTTTGGAATTGATTAGTCGAAACGGGGATTCCCGTATCGGTAAAATATCTAAATATTTACCTATATTCCTAGTATATGGGTAAAATATCCAAATATTTACCTATAGTTTTAATTCCCTCGAATTCGGGGGAATTAGAGTTATAATTAAAAAGAACGTCTGAAATCTCGGTGGAAACGTAGGACGTGAGGCAATACTTGATCTAATCAATTAAGTGCCCTGTAATAGCCAGTAGCTATTCCTTTTGGTATAGAGTGATTAACTATATCCCCTAACACTGATAAAACTGCGGAGCGGTTTTCTTTATGATTCTAGGTTGATTAAGGATAGGTGTTAGTTGTTTTTAAAATTTCAGTTATAATTAAGGTAATGAGTTTCGGGCTGAAACTAAATTTAAGATTAGGAATTGAAAGTCAGCGAAACGTATCTTGGACTCCTGCTGAGCTTACGGGGTTAGCTTTATGGTTAGATGCAGATGATGCAAGCACGATCACGCTACGAGGCGGTGGTGGTCCTGGTCCGGGTGGTTCTAATCATGTTGTCCAGTGGGATGATAAAAGCGGGAATGACAGGAACGCAAGCCAAGCAACAGCAACATCACAGCCGACTAATCCAATTGACCTCAACAATCGACGTGTAATTCAATTTGATGCTATTGATGATTTCTTTTCGATCCCCGAATTTACAACGTCTGCTACAGTTTTCATTTTAGCGAATAGAGGTTCATCAACGTACCCGCAGTTGAGCGGTGCGGATCCCGGTTCGTTTATACCGACATGGAATGTCAATGGCGAACGTCTTGAATACCGAAGCGCATCTACGCAGACCATTCTCTCTGAAATTGCCGGTGGATCTACGGCAGAATATGCATTTGGTTGCGTTCAACTTGATACTGCAAACGATGAGGTAAAGCTCAATATTTACGGTGGAACGGTCACGACATTCAGTCAAACACTGGGTGCGTCAGATTTAACAATAAACACGATCGGGCGAGATTTTGCAGGTGCGCAGCAGGTAACGGATGGAGCTGTTGCTGAAATAATTACATCGAGCGATTTAGTAACGACCGAAGACCGACAAAAAGTTGAGGGCTATCTTGCATGGAAATGGGGAGGAATATAAATGGTTCTTGAACTCGTAAACAAACTACCTTATGACCATCCTTATCGCTGGGACGGCACTGCTGTGGGCGGTAAGAAACTGTGGCGACCAGATGAGTTAGGTGCTGATCTTGCTCTGTGGCTTGACGCTGAGGACACAGCTTCAATTACACTTAACGGTTCAACCGTCAGTCAGTGGGATGATAAGAGTGGAAATAATAGAAATGCAAGTCAAGCAACGGCTTCGTTACAACCCACCTATTTATCAACAGGATTCAATGGAAAGCCTACGCTCGAAACAGACGGAAACGACATTTTAGAACTTGGTGCTACTTCACTGGGTCGAAATGTAAGCGGCATCACATGCGCAATTGTAGGTGTGCATCCATCTGGATTAACTTTTACCAGCAATACGAACGAACTATTTATTCGTACAGGCGTAATAACAGAAAGCACACGTTTTGCTTTTACGCCTAATCCATCGGCAAGCACAGGCAACAGATATGCAATCGCTGGAAGACGCTTAGATTCAGATTCGTACCAAACAGTATCTAGCTCTACCGATTCGCTTGCAAATCGTGGCAACCAGTGGATTCGCGTAGGTCAGGCGGCATATTCTGACGGTGTAGCAAATCACTGGACCGATGGAACGCAAGACATAACAAGCGCACCATTTCAAACGGCTGGCGTTACAAGCGACACAGACTCACAGCGCGCAAGTATATTTGGCGGAGTAAACCCACTGCCTTCAGGCTCACAACTTTGCGAAATTGTGCTTACACACTCAACAATGACCACCGCTGACCGTCAAAAACTGGAAGGTTACCTCGCTTGGAAATGGGGACTTGAAAGCAATTTACCAATAGGACATCCGTACAAGTTATATCCACCGTATATAGGTGAACCTGTGTATGATTCTGACGCACAAGCCTACATCACCGCAGTCGAAACAGCAGACGGTCAGACGCTAGAAGCCTCCGTCAAGACAGCGATCAACAATTTTGTGTTGGGCTGCAAGGCGGATGGTATTTGGAACGCTATTAAGTCTTCTGCAATCTTAGCTGGAGCTAGAACGCTTTCTGGTGCATTGATTCCACTAACTGGTACTGCTCCGACCAACTTCAACTTTGTGTCTGGTGATTATGATCGCAAGACGGGTTTGAAGAGCGACGGCGCTACGAAGTATTTAGATAGCAACAGGAACAATGATGCTGATCCACAAAATAGTTATCACTTAAGTGTTTTTGTTTCACAAGCACAGTCTAATGCGCCTGGTATGGCGTTAATCGGTGCGGGTGGTATTAATACAGGAGCGTCAAATATAAGCAATGGCCTCGGCGTTATTTCAGCGAGAAACCGAAACGGGTTTGATGTTGTGCAAGGTGCTGCGTTACCTGTTACTGGGTTTCTTGGCACAAACCGTAATAATGCAACAAATTACACGATGAGGTCTTCTGGTCAGATTGACACGCAAGTAACATCATCTGAAACACCAGCGAATCAAAACATTGGCGTATTTACCCGTGATTTGACAGCGAGTAGCGATGGGCGTATCGCCTTCTACTCCATTGGGGAAGCACTCGACCTTGCACTTCTTGATACGCGCACAACGAGATTCATGGCTGAAATGCAGTTCGCTATCAATACTGGATTGAATCCAAGTAGTTATAATATTGACACACTCAACTATGTAAATGCCGGATACGCCGCAGGAGGTACACTAGCATGAGCCAAATAAAAAATCTTGTAGATGCTATTGATATATTTATTGCGGGTTGTAAATCCGATGGTATCTGGGATCCCATCAAAGCATGTTGCGTCATGGCAGCGTGGGATGGTCTAAACGGTGCATTGATTCCACTGAAAGGAGATGCACCAACCAACTTCAACTTTGTCTCTGGCGACTACGATCGCAAGACGGGTTTGAAGGGCGACGGCGCTACGAAGTATTTGGACAGCAACATAACGGACGACGAACAGGGCATAACTCTAAACGATATGCACCTTTCGGTATACAAAACCGAAACAGGATCAACAGTTGGTGTACGATATTTGATTGGAACGAATGATTCAGAAATATACACAAACGGAGCGAATTTATTTACACAGAGCCGAGGCAACCTAATAACTTCTGGAGTGGCGACAGATAACAACTTTATTGGATGGAGCAGAAGTACCTCGACTGGTTATAACTATCGAGTAAACTCTGTAACGACCGCTCAAGTCTTGGCTTCAACTAGCGTAGCAAACATAAACATCGGAGTTTTTGCTCGAATCACACCATCTATATACGGCACTCACAGACTTTCCTTTTACTCCATCGGCGAGTCCCTCGACCTTGCACAACTTGACACAAGAGTGTCTAATCTAATGACAGCAATAGGAGCAGCAATACCATGAACGTACTAATTTTTACTAACGAAGATGCACAAACATTAATCGCCAATCAAACAGGGCAGCATCGCCTTGCCCCAGTGCAACTAACAGACGGGCGTTGGTTCTTGATGGAAGATGTCTTGACCGAAATCCCTGGTTTATTTCAAGATAAACTGAACGTCAGTTATTTAGTAGAGCCGTTTGAAAACATTCAGTCTTTGCTACCCGTATCGGAGGAAACCCCCTGAAATACAACACCACCAACAGTTTAAGGAGAAATCATGTACTTACTATTTAACACAGAGCTAGAAGCACAAAATGCAAACGATCAAATTTGTGTAAATTTTGTTCGAGCAGAAATCGTTAATAGCCCTTTCTTTGATGGTTCATTGAAAAATGTAAACACTGGGACTAAGCATTTGCTAGTTGATCTTACAGATGAGCAGTTAAAAAATAGAACAGATGGTAAAAGAGATTTTCCTTTATTTGGCATTTCTAAAGGTCAAATTGTTAAAAATAAAGGTTTCACTGAAGACTGGAATATTCCTAAAGAAGATGTATACGGCAAATGGTTTATCCAAAAGCCACGTGAACAGTTTATGACGGATGTTACAGGGTTTACAGAGGTTGAAACTGTAGAATTACCAGAATCAGAAGAAATTATTTAATTATAGCTTTTATCCCAAGATGTATAGATAGTTGGGCTAAGATCAAACTGAGCTAAAGCGTTCCCGATTGCCCTTTCTACTCTCTCAACTCTAAAATCATCCTTAACCACTTTTGGTTTAACAAACTTTTCTAAAAGCTTTTCATCTTTAATAAAATAATGAGGATTCCTGCGATCATAACCGATAATATTTTTCTTAATTAATTCAGTAATTATCTGCTGTAACTGTTGATGTAGCTGGGTATGGGTTAAAGAATCTACAACATGCAGATTCTCTGCTCTTCCATCTTGGCGATCACAATTAATGTGATGTCTCTGCATCTCTTTTCTTTTCTTTGCAGACATTCCCTTTAAATGGGGATTTGTTTCTAAAAGTTCGGATTCACTTGGGTATAATCTGTTTTTACTTTGGTTAAACTTTGAAATATACTCAGGGTAATGAATCATCTTGCCCTAATTCTATCTTAATATTTAGTTAATATTTATTAGAAAAAATTAATGGGGTTAGCCAGCCTTAACCCCTAAGTAACTACACTAGTGTCAATGAGAATTTTAAAAGGCTTTTGTTCCTTTTATTCTACTCCTTCGACAGAGCCAGCGACTGGACTGGATTTAAAATTATAACAAAAAAAACCCCCTGGCGAAAAATAATAAAAACCAAGGGGTTGATGATTATATGATCCTGGGCAATAAAGGAATAAAGAAACCAGGGTTTCTCTTATTCTATCAAATTAAGTTAAAATAGTAAATATGGACACTAAAGATTTGTTGAAAGACAAAGAGATTATCAGATGGTTAATCAACCAAGGGTCAAACTTTGTTATTTTATCGGTCTTAGGTGGTTCAATGTTGTATCTATTGTTCACTTATACGCCAATCTTCGTCAATCATGTTGGAAGTTTAGCAGAATCAACAAGACAGATAGATCATCACTTAGCGGACATGGTAGAAGATACGAGATATATCAGAAAAACAGACGATGAAATCTTAAAAACCATTAAAGAAAACAACACAATTTTAAAAACAAAATGTAAATAAAAAACCCCTGTGAAGGAAGCTCAGGCAGGGGTCATTGGATTGTGTGTGCGTATTTAAATTATATCATTAAAACGGTGTTTCAGTTTCAACTTGTTTCTTATGGACTTCAATCCCTTTAGGGAATATTAGAAGGGGTCTATAGTATTTAGTTCCATCTTTTTCATAAGAATTAGAGGAAAGGGTAGCAGTTTCAATCGAAATTTTATCTCCATCTTCTAGTTGATCGGCTAAAGTTTCGGCTTCATCTCCCCAAATTTGAACATCATAATAAGCAGCTATTCCTTCATTTTTTTTAGTCTTGGAATTATATTTTTTAACTGCAATCGAAAAGTTAAAAACTGTTCCTGATTTTAAATATTTAATTTCTGGTTTATTTACGTATGCGTATCTAACTAACATTTATTGTTTCTCCTTAATTTTCTCTGCAACTTCTTTATAACAAGCACCGAGTTTAATTCCTTGCTCTTCTTGGATATCAAACTCTGCTTTAATTTCAGCCCTAATCTTATTAAGTCCTTCAAGGGTTTCCTGCTTCTTCATCGCTCTGATCTTAGACATTAACTCTTCATCGGTTAGGATATCT